TCATACTCGATGCGGTTCACAGATTCGGACTGCATGCTCTTGTCCCCACCTCCATAGGACAGAGCGCAGAGGATTTCCGAATATTTGCAAACCCATTCTTTTTTCGTGATGCTGCCCACATCGACGTTTTCACTCCGATAGATGGACAGGAGATCTTCATAAGTCCGCTCCAGAAGTTTTCTTTCTTTCGCAGGATTGCCAATCATGTTACCACCTCAATCTCCTGTATTCGTTCAGCAGAGTTCTCCACCCCGCAAAAGCGTCCCCGTTAACCAGGTCAAACGTATTCGCAGAGGGAGAAGCGCCTGCAGCATAGGAAACCTGCGTGTCGCCTCTCTTGATCGCAGTCACAGCGCCTTCTCCGTTGTCTGTGCTGCCAAGAGCCGCAGATTTGTAATAGGCAGCTGTCATAAGCACAACTGCTTCATCTAACTGTTCAGGCAAGGTTTCGTGGTTGATATAGGACAGAACCATTTTTTCCACTGTCACCAAGGAGATCTCCGCCATTGCGATGTCTACTTCATCGCCCAACACCTCGAGCAGTTTTGACAGCCTTGCTTCCCTGGTCATAAGTCATCACTCCTTGGATGCGCCTTCCAGCAGTTTAATGATTTCTTCTTTTGTAGCCTTCTCAGGAATTTCGATACCCTTTTCTGCTGCCAACGCTTCCAGTTCAGCCTTGTTCAGCTTACTCAGGGGTTTCTCACCTGCAGGAGCAGGATCCGCAGCGGGCTCTTTGTATTCCTCATAATGAGTGGATTTCTCCATCTGCGCTGCTACAAACGCAGATCTAGGCGCCAGAATTGCCTTAGTTTTTTTGTGCACAAATTTTTTCATAGGTTATAACCTCCTCGTTATCAGGCTTTGGAATATGTGTAGATCAGGTCGGGTGTCAATGCTTTCGTACCGTAGTCATAGAACATGGATACACCATAGTCATTGGACAGAGGAATCTTTTCAGGGTCAGCGTAAGGGTAGATCACAACGGGCTGACCGATCGCACCTTCGATCATAATAACCGCATCAGTGCCATCAGGCAGGTATACGCTGGAGTATACTTTTACGCCATGGTAATCCATGAAGTTCTCTGCAGCTGTATCCACGTTAGAGTTAGGGCTTTCGTCCAGCAGGTCACGGATTTCGCCGTAGAAGCTGGGATCACATACCAGACGCATCATATGTCTGGGTACGCCTGTAACATAGTCGTTCTTTGTTGTTTCCAGAACCTGAATAAAGCCTTCCAGAATCTTTTTGATTGTTGTTTCTGTTGTTTCAAAGGCTGTGCCTTCATTAACTGCACACTGGAAAAATTCTGTATCCAGCTCTGCTACAACAGTGTCAACATGATTGTCGGCTCTACGGGCCATAACATTACCTACGCCGAATGTATCCAGATCGAATTTTGCTGCTTCTTCTACGATTTCCCGATGCTGATCCAGATTAACTGTTGTAGGAGGAGCAGAAATTTCATCACCTTTACCAGCTGCTCTCGCTGTACCATAAGGCTGGGATTTTGCATTTTTGAAACGTTTGTATTCTACGGAACCTGCAGCGGGGTTGCCTGTATAGGACTGGGATTTCAGACCAGATGCCAGAGTATCTTTCTGGATATTGCCGATTACCAGGCCAGACAGTTCGCTCAGTTCTACTTTGCCTTCTGTGCCAATCAGGCTAATTGCTTTTGTTCTTGCCATTATTCATTCATCCTTTCTTTTACATGACAACGGGTCCTGTCACTCTGGCAGCGGGTTCGCCTTTGCCTGCTCCTGCAGGTTTTGCACCGGTTACCTGTGTGCCGCCCGCGCCTTCATCCTTGAACAGATATGCCTTGGATTCCTTAATAGGTTTCAGCATACCTTCCAGATCAGTTTTCAGCGTGCCGTTGTCGTCTACTTCGATTTTATCCATTTCCAGCAGAGCAAGAATATCCGCAGGATCATGTACCTTGCCTGCCAGCGCCGCTTTCACGGCATTGTTTTTATGCAGTTTCGCGATCTCCGCTTTGTGATCGTCCTGCAGTTTCGTAATGTCTTCCTGAGCTTTCTTCAGATCCTCGGCGATCTTTGCTGTGTCCCCACTGCCGCCGATGTTCTTTAGCTCGTCTGCAGCACTCTTCAGAGCCTTTTCAGCATTTTCAGCGCGGGATTTCTCTGTTTCATATTTGTGTGCAGGTACATAGGTACCATCGTTCCCGACAACAATGTCGAAATCCTTGCCGTCCTTGCCTTTGCCTTTCAGTGCTTCTTCTACCTGTGCTGCCAGTTCAGAGCCCAGTGCTGTTTTGATTGCTTCTGCTATCATAATGTTTCTCCTTTCTTCCGCTGTATTTAACGTGACTTCCACACGCCTTGCGGTTCCGTCTGGTCGCCGGACGGGTACGGCAGTTTTTTTGTATAACAAAAGACCTGCCATAATTGACAGGTCTTGGTTATCAGTTTTTAATCAAGTAGATCTTCCAAAATATTTGTCCACTATTTTCATAATATCATCCGAGTATTTAGATCTCCCAATTCCAATCTGAGCCTGTGTAAATGCTTCGGCGAAGAATTCATCCACATTTTGAGTAGAATACCTGCTGATCTGGATCTGCTCAAGCGCTTTCTGCTTTTCGCTGATTTTCTTAAACAATTCAAATTGTTCCGCTGGATCAGCATCTGCCTTCATTAGAGGGCTTTTCTTCATAGCATCAATTTCTGTTTTCAGATTTTTAATGTCATCCATATACCCGTCGTATACCTTTGTAATTTCCTTTTTGATTTTGTTCATCAGTTTTGTGTCAAGACCAACAAAATTTTTATAAGAATTACTGTTCATCGCAAACATGCCATGAGCAAACTCGTGCACAGCAAAGTATTTGTCATAGTCGCGAGGAGATACTTTTACAGCATATCCTTTCTCAGATAGTTCTTTTACTCGTGCAACCACTTCATCATAGTCATTCATTTTGAAAGGATTCAACGTAATCTCTTTGCTCATGACGGTATTTAAGTGTTTTGTTGTTACAAATGTATTTGACCCAAAGAAGGATTTTTTATCACCGACTTTAATCTTCTGGACAAATGTATGGTACTTCTTAGAGAGTTGTTCAAATGCATCATTAAAGGCTTTTGCAACGCTTGCCGATACACCGGTATAATCAGCAACAATAGTACTCATATCTGTGTTTTTCCACTTCCGAATGTCAGATGCCTCAGACACATTCAGATTGAATTTCTCCCTGGTTGCCTCATATGCATCAAGAAGTGTTTCGTATCCGCTATCGTTGATCTCTTCAATAATTTCGGCATCAGTTTTCTTTGATTTAACCAGTTCTGGCTGTTTGTTATGAGTTGTCGCTATTTCAATGCCATTCGCTTTTGCCCATTCCTCATAGGTCATATTCTTCGGCATTTCTTTGCCGGACTTGAACCAGTCAGATGCTTCCTCTGGATCATGTTCTATTGTAGTAGATCTACAGCGTGGATGCATAGGCGGATAATTCACACCAACCTGCGCTTCTGAAACAGGGAAATCCTTCCCGTCCAGATCTGCACACTGTTTACTCGTTCTGTTATCCAGAGTAGCCATGAATTCATATCTTTCGATATTCGCCACGTCATACGCTCGCTGATCAGCTGCACCATGGAGCCAAGAGGACTCTGTCCGGATAAGCGTTTCCACGGCGCTGAAGCCTTTACCCATTTCATCAGACATTTCCTTTGCCATCTGAGTTCTGCTTTTGCCCTGGATAAATCCGCTGGTCAAAGTTTCTCGCAGATTAAAGGCAAGGTTATCCCTGTTCTTCCATATTCTCTTGGAGAAATTTGCACCAGACCAAGGATAGGAAAGAATATCTTCCACGGTTTTCTCATCCAGATGTGCAAACTGATTGATATAGCCGGCACGACTCTGGATGTCATAAACCTTTTTGTAATAACTATCCTTGAATAATTCTCCCAATTCTTTATGGGCTTCTCTTTCTGTGTCAGAACACAGCCCCGTCAATATGCACTCAATTTCACCGATTAGAGCGTCCAATCTTCGAATCGAGCTATTTGTTGACAGGGCATCCAAACGCGCCGTCAACTGCCCCTTTTGCAGGTTATCCGAGGCGTTTTTGATTTCCGCCACATATTCAGCAAGAGTCTTCTTCCATTCCTGCATTTCTTTTTTGCTCAGATATGCAGCTGCCTGATTGTAAGTCATGCCATGTTTCTGGCCATACTTCAGGATGAATGTATCGATGTTCTTTTGAATCTCTTTTGCGGCTTTCATGTACTGATCGTACATTTGCTCCACAAGTTTGGTACCACGAAGAGCGGCTTCATCTTCTCGTTGAAGGGCTCGTTTCGCCCAGTACTCCTTACTCTTCATCTGTTACATCACCGCCGTCACCACCAAAGGCATTCCCAAACATTCCCTCGCCATACTGCTGCATTTTCTCCTGCTGCTCTTCTTCCATCCGAGCTTTTTCTTCGTCCGCATCTTCAACCCAAGGATGGTTTTCCCTGATGGTTTTATCAGAAATCAGACCTTTGCTGTTTTTCGCATTGTTGATGATGTCTGTTTCGTTCACAGGCAGGTCCATGTTAAACACAATAGAGAAATCCTGTTCAACGAAATTACCTTTGTTGGCCAACTGCAGGGCACAGTCAAGGAACGGCTTCATCTGCAGGAAGGTGTCCTGCAGCTCCGCACCCAGAGCCACACAGTCTGCATCCAGATCCATGTAGCGGAAGTTGATCGCAACGCCGCTAGCATTGCCCAGATCAGCGTCCTTCGTGTCGACCGCATTTGCAAAATCGTACAGGTCCTTACGCTGCTTATTCAAAAACTGCATAACTGCATCAATATTCAAATCGGGCTCCAGCTTATCAACGCCGCCATTGTCGGTGACTTTGATCGCCAGAAAGTTCTTCAGATCATTGATAAATTCACTCAGATCTGCACCGCCATAATTCCGCAGGACATAAACGAATTTCGCAACATCCCTCAAAACGTCAGACGTTACAGATGTCTGCCAGTTGATATCGTCGATCAGTTCTTTTACAAAGTAGCACAGAGGCAACTCTTCATCGTTGTAACGAGTCCAGAACAAGGGAGGTTTTTCCCAGTTATAGGCTTCTTCTCCAACATAGAAATGCGGCTCTGTGTATTCATTGGATTCGTCGCCATGATCTTTGTCGATCGTCAGAACGGATCCATCAATGCTACCGAACTCATCGGTGTAGTAGTACCGGACGCCGCCAGACCACCAGAATTCTACGCATCTGATTTTTTTCTTTGTCAGTCCTGTATAGACATCTTTCTCGTAAAAACGAATAAAAGCGAACAGGATCTCTTTCTCTGCGTCCTCCCAGAGTGGAATTGTCTGCAAAGGATTCAGCTGCATAATGTGGAATTTCCCATCTGCACCAAAATAGGGCTGCAGATATGTAACGCCGTATTTGACCGTATCCCTGCCATGGGCTTTGATCTTACGGCGGAAGCTGTGGTTAAACAGATCATTCAATGCCTTGCCGTAGGCTTCACTCTCCGTTGTAACCGTCCACTGTTTCGACAGAAGGTAATTCGCCTTCTGATCGACCAGCTTCTTCAGGATAGGATGCTCGATTTTTGTGTTAGATCTACGAGCAACTTCGTTTGTTTTTTTCTGAACGTCTGACCGATTCCGGTAATACGTTTCTGCCTCCTGCATTCTGGTATAAGCCGGACTTTTCTCAAAAAGCAAAATTGCCTCCGAAATCAGCTGAGGCAGAGTCAGCATGGAACTCTTGGGATTCTCCAGAGCCTGCTTCATCCAATCGATCATTGTTTTCTGCGCCATTTTGTCACCTCACTTTAAAATTTCGATAGCAGAGCCACGCCGTTGTCTTTCTATGGCATAGCGAAGCGCTGCCATGGCATCGTCCATAAATTCTACGGGTTCGTCTATATATAGACCGGTAGTATTGTCCTTCTTCCATTTCCACTGCTGTGCCTCCTTGATCGTATTGACACAAGACGGGTGAATGTGTATTTTTCGTCCTTTCAGGAAGTCGATCTGAGCCTTTACGCTCCCTTTTTCCTTCTTGACTGCAGATGCTCTGAAACCTGCCTTCTTCCACATCTGGATTCGGTCAGGTTCTGCAGAGTCACAAAACATTTCCACCCGCTTATCGACGTTGGCAGCCTCTGCAATAGCGATCAGTTCTGTTGTATCTTTCTCAAATTCGTACACTTCCGTACAAACGTATATTTCACCATCTTTAAAACCAACGCCCAGAATGGCATTGGCATGGTTGAAACCAAAGTCTTGCCCATAATAAAAAGCGTCAAAACAACGACGCTCTGTAGGGAAATCATGTATTTCGATTTTTGTCAGGATCAGGCCGCCCAGCTCACCCCATTCACCTAAACCATATACTTTATAGCCCTCTGGATCTTCCAGACGACGGCGTTCCATTCGGCGATAATATGCTGCATCAATGAAACGATTGTCCTTGTATGTGGAATGATGCGCCAGCACATCAGGATCCTTCTTGTCAAAGTATCTGCCTTTTATCCAGTGCATTGCAGATACAGGGTTAAAAGACATCGTGATCTGATAATACAGATTCGGGTTTACTTCTTCCAGTTCACCACGGAGTCGGTCATCCAGAATTTCTATATCTCCAGATTCCAACTCCGTTGCTTCTTCCACCCAAATCCAGACCAGTTTGCCTTTTTTGAATGTTATAGATTTTACTTTTTCCCGCTGGCCTGTATCCTTCATACCTCGGAAGATAATTCGATTACCTGTCGTCAGGCACTCCATGGACATAGGTGAAAGCGTAATTTTCCAATATCGTTCTGCATGCTCTCCGTAAATCCGATAAATCGCAGACTGCAGTTCTGCAAAAGTACTGTCTCGGTTTGTTTCGTCGACTTTTCGGACGACAAGCAGATTTGCACCTTTGTACCGATCATCAGAAAGCTTCAGGATGTAATCCTGCGCCAGATCAACTGATTTGCCAGAGCCGGCAGAGCCTTTCAGAATACGAAAGCGACCTTTCCATTCATTGACCGGCTTAAATATTATATTAAACCGGGCACGGGTTTTAATCGTCTTCGCCGTAGTCATAATTTACCACCACCGTTACAGGGGCATGGTCCTCCTGTTTATCCTGGAACATTCCCAGATGCCTGCCAAGCAATTCCAAAGCCTTTCCCTTGTCATTCAGCTTGACTTCTATACCGCTCCGACCCTGCTTAATGCTGGCGATCGCTCCCAGCTTCTCTTTTGGGATCTCGCTGGTGGGTTTGATCGTAACAACAGAGGAATTTTTCTTTTTCTCCACTGTCACAAAATCCGTAACATCTGCGAATGCCGTCTTTGCAAGTTCATAAAGCACTCTATCCTGAGTTATTTCTGTCCTTGCTGCTCTGGCGTCCATTGCTTCTTGGATTTTTTCCAGTATTTCAGGTTTTTTGAGGTTTTCATACCCAATAGCTCCAGCCGTTTCTTCACTGTATCCAGCTCGGATGGCTGCCTGGGTAGCATTCAGATCTACGAGATATTCTTGGACAAATAATGCTTGTTTTTCTGTCAGTTTTGCCATTCAACCATCCTCCCTTCTATGATTTTTGGCATGTAAAAAGAGGTGCGGAAAGGGTGCACCTCTTCATAAAGGAGTTCTTGAGATCGAAAAGCTTTTTCCAGATCCACCACATCAGGTAGGAGAAAGAATTTGTACTGATAAATCATCTGGGGTTGAGTATCAATACAATGGAATATGCTTCTGTTTTCGATGCTTGCCTCTACGGGCTAATACCATACTACTATTTTCCAAACGAACAAAACGAACAAGTTTATTCAATGCTCATTGCAATGTAGTCAAGACCATATTCAGCTGCACAGGTATGTTCGATTTTGCAGCCTCTTGCATCTTCCCATCCGGGAGCAAAGATAACAAGGTCTGCCGTGGAAAGCAGCTGCAGCGATTTGCCAAGGTACCACAAAGGCTCTGCATCTGCAGGTTCGTCCTTAAAGAAAGAATCAATCACCTCAAATGTTTCTCCAAACATCATCTGAGCCATCTCTACGATTTTTTCTCTTACTTCCAGAATTTCTTCGTTTGTTTTGCCCTTCATGGGCTGAGAAATAAATAATTTTTTCATAATACCTCTCCTTCATTCTAATTCATCAAAGAATCTTGTGAATGTCATACGCACTCCATCTTCTGTATTGTTTCCGCCGATCCTTTGCGCCACCTGTCGCCATGGCAGATCGTCAATGATTCGCAAGCGTATGATCATGCGCAGATGGCTGTCCGCAATGGTTTCTATGAATTCTTCAGATTCATTCAGAAGCTCCAGTAGTTTTGTTTCTGCAGATACAAGCATACCGGTATATTTTTTAATAGCTGCCTTCCGCTTGTTGTATTCCTTCGACGGGAATCCCTCAATGCGTATACTGCCGATGGTACCGTCGGGGCGTGAACCCCTAACTGTATCAATAACTGTGCCGCTTTTAATTAAAGATTCCTGTTTTTTCTCCAAATTTTCAATACGTCTCCGTAGATCCGCTACTTCCTTCTGCATATCCGCATATTGAATCAAAACGCTTTTATCCATTTCTTCCCTCTCTCATTTTCCCCTTTTAACTCCCAGATCATCAAATGTTCTGGCAAAACCCATAATCTCTTTTTCGATATTTGCCAGCCATAATAGCGTAACAATTACCAGAAAAAAAGTCACTGCAGTTATAACAGGAAGGGATAGTAGGATCAGAATTATTACGGCTATATCCATGGCATTACTCCTTACATTTTCCACAGCATTGTCATGATCACTGCCCAGAAGCCGCAGCTGACCATAGCATTTGTATCGCCTTTTTTGTGCGCTTTTGCCATGCAGACCATATGTACCATAGCCATTATGGCGCACAGAAATTTAATCACAGTTCTTGCTATTAACACTTTGCAACACCCCCTTTCTAAAACCATAAAGTTGCTTGACGATCCCTAAAAAACATGGCTGAATAACACGTAGAAAAAGTACTATACAAAAACCATGTTTTTTCCACCTTATGAAAACTCAACAAAACCTTGTAAAATCAACGGTTTTATGTCTTGTTTCGTTCAAAAAATTACCCCCTTATGTATAAAAATGGGTAGAATTGTGATGAATCAGCTCTCCCCTTTCGGTGGTTCAGGCAGTGGCATCCAGTGGGTGACTTTCAGCTTCATGCCTATAGCAGAACACCATTGTTTCTTATCGTGACTATACCATGCACGGTCAACGAACATTCCGCAGTTCAAATCGTGATACACTAAAACATCGTGCGGAGGCACTGTCCTTTCTGGCAACCTGTCCTTTACAGAAATCCATTCCTGCTTTGGTTCGATGGTGGGCTGCTTATCGATAATCTCTCCGAGTGTCGCAAGCGACACGCATTCAAAGTTATTCATAAACTCACCGGTAATTTTACAGCTCGTTTTCAGCGCATCCGCATTAATCGCTCTTGCCATCGTCAGTCATCCCTCCTTTATTTCGATACTCCAACCGCATTTACAGGTACGCTTGAAATATCCAATGTTTGTATCAATTTCAAGAGTCCCCGTGCCGTTGCCTACCGTATCACAACCACACCGAGGGCACTTTGCATATTGAACTGTCAGCTTATGTGCTTCATCAAATGTCATCATCGACCCTCTCTCCATCCTTTCTCATAAGCAAGAATAACGCTTAACAGAACAATGGTCATAACCAACATCCACCATCTGTTAAACTCTTTCCACAGAATGCAAGGGATAAGCGCGGCATAGCTGAAACGAATAAACCCTAAAGGATGTTTGCAAAACAAAAAGCAATATATCTTTTTTAGCACTCTTTCCATTCACTAGCCCTCCTGTTCCATGCCTGTGCAGCCTCAAGGGTTGTTATAAGTGGGTTTGTGCATAAAAACGCACCCCCACAAGATTTGCATTTGATTGTTCTTGTGTTTCTAATAAATTCTGCTTCTCCCCCACAAAATGGGCAGGGTTTTAATTCAGACATTTTCCGCCCTCCTATTCCATGCCTTTACCGCTTCTCCTACTGTAAATTTCGCTGAAATGGACGCCCGACATTCCTTGCACTCCACAATGTTCAGCATTCCGTAGATATGTATTTTTTTACTGCCGCAGAAGGGGCAGGGTTTAAGCTCATTCTCCCCTTTCTCCTCCAGCTGCTTTTTATCTTTTTCTACCTGCCGGTCATACATTTCCTGCAGCTGCTCATCAGTAAACATCCCTGTTTTCTGTACTTCCTGCAGGGATCTGAAGTTTTCCTCTAAGTTTGGATCATCAAGATTTATGCTGATCATGTTTTTCTATCCTCCTGTTCCACAAGTCGATCGCTTTATCTGCGCCCTTTTTTACACTCTCCGGTGTAATCGGTGTAGATATGCCGTTATCCGAAAAGCGCATTTCAGAAATACCACACTGCGGACCTTCTGCACGACAATGCTTGTTAGTACATTTAACGAAGGCTGCACACTTTCCGTAGTATTCCGGATTCAGAATCATTAATTCGGCAGGGCTGTCACAGAATGGGCAGGTCTGCAGTCT